GTTAATTGTTTATAATATAAAAATAATATTAATTTTTTTGCTGTTTCTGAATATTTGAATAATCTGTAATTATTACCATTACCTCTACAATATAAAGAAAATATAGGTAACATATCAGGTAGACCAAATAATTCAACTGGTATATTATGTAATTTTTCAAATGTTAAATCTTTATTATTTAACATGCCAGGTAATAATGAATAAGCTTCCGATACAATATATGTATGATATCTTTGGAAAAAATATAAAAAACTTTGATTACAACCAACTCTAGCACATTCACCTGTTCTTGACATTGCAGCTTCAATATCTTGTTTATAATTTAAACATGGTAAATTTAAGTTTATTTCTTTTGACTTTTTTATTTGTGGATATAGCATGACACCATTAAATGACATTTGAGACACAAATTCCATGAGAAAAGGTTGACAATTTGTTTTTCTATCACTATCATTGTAACCATGTAATCTCATCATCATTTTATGTAATATTCTAAATCTTTCAAACTCAGTTATATTAGTACATAATACAATTAATACATAATCGTCTGAATGTTCCATATGTTCTACTAATAATGTACTCTCAGGATATATTTTTTTCCATATATAATATGTATATGTCGTACAACAAACAGCTTTATAAGATGAAGAATAATTAAACATGCCTTGTAAAAAGTTTTGAGTACTATGATACATACCTGTTTCTTTAACATTTTGATTTAACATAAATTCGGTATGGTATTCTTCATTTGGTAATATTTTATTATACACATCCATTGGTATTTGTATATATTTATCAGACCATGCATTAAAAGTTGCTAATAATAAATTATATAATTTTTCAGTGATATTATCTTTCATCGCATATATCATCGATATAAATGATGTCATTGTTTCAGCAGCTGACCATTTTGTACAATCCCCATTTACATACATTAATCTATGAGTCTTACTAACACTTGAATTATAATATAATCTATCTAACATTGATTGCATTTCAATTATTTTTTTATCACCAGGTATTGATATGGCTTCATGATCAGAGTTTTCACATATTTTTTTAAAAAAATTTTCACATATTCTTGCAAGTGTTTTGGCACCAATATTAATAACATAAAATTCTCTTTTGCTGCCATATTGAGATTTTATACATATATCAGCAATTACTTTACCTTTTTCATTTTTAATAAAATTATTAGCCCAATGAACTGTCTTAGATAAATCTTTATTATCATCTATTCCTTGGGATATTGTTTCAAAAACTCTTTGTCTTGGTTTATATTTACTATAAAAGGTACTATTTGTTTGTAAAAAATATTTATTTATTAATTCAGTATCTTCAGGTTTCTTGCCATAAACACTTGTGTATCTATTTTTATATTTTTTTATATCTCTTAAATTATCATCTGTAACTTTTTTCATTTCTCTGTCAACATCTGAAATAACTGCCTTTGTAGATAATAACTCACCTATAGATTCATCATTTAAAAAATTTGTTATTTTTTTAAAATCTGGATTTTCAGTTT